AATGGCCAACTTCTGATTGGCAATGGTTCGGGATTCACGTTGGCTCAACTTACCGCTGGCTCAAACGTCACGATTACGCCGAGTGCTGGCGGAATCACCATCGCGGCGACGGCTCCTGCTTCGACGTTTAGCTACGTCACGTTTACGCGGAGGGTTACCGGAACACCCGGTTCTGGCGCGCCTGACGTTGGCGCAAGTCTGACTAAGAATCCGTTTAGTTTGACCGATTTTCCGTCTGGATCTTGGAATGGTATTGATACTGCATCTGGATTTACCGCATCGACTGGGCGGTTTACAGCGGCACTTTCTGGGTATTACAGTATTGATGTTGCGCTGATGTTGAGTGCATACACTGGAACCGCGTCTTCGGTTTCTTTTAGAATCAGAAAGAATGGAGTTACGGACATTGGTCCTACAAATTCCCAATCAACAAACTCTACAAGCATTTCTGGTCCGTTTTTTATTCAGTACATCGATCAGGCGTCTGCTGGCGATTATTACGAGATTTTGGTAACAACCGGATCGTTGAACGGTTATTACGTTCGAGAAGGGGCATCGTTCTCCATCCAGCGGATTCAGGCTTAAACCATGAGCGAACGCGCACCACGAAGGTACACGGATGGGTCTGTCACCTTTGAAGGTGGCATCGATGCTGGCGTGATGCCGTCTGAGGTGGACAAGAATCAGGTGGCGTTCGCGGTAAACGCCAGCTTTCGGCAGAGCTTTGTCTCTCCTCGTCCCGGCTTCGTTCAGAAGGATTACAATCTCTGCACGACGATTACCGCAGACAACGCCGAGATTACCGCCGATCAGACCAATGTAACGGCTGATGGGTGGTCAGAAGACTGTTACGGTCCTCAGAGCCTGACCGGCACGTTCCAATGCGCGCTTCCATACATCGGAGACAACGGTCAGACGTTCATCCTGATGCTGATCAGTGGTAAAGTGTGGCTTTACGACTGCCTTCAAAACAACGCTCAGAATCTGACGGTTTCTCCGAGCCTTGAAAACCCTTCCAACCTGCTCGATGGCTGGATGGTTCAGGCTGAGAACTTTGTCGTCATTCAGGATGGATTCAGCAAGCCGCTGATCTTTAATGGAACGAATCTGCGCCGCGCCACTGATGATGAAATCAAATGCGGCAAGATGATGGCCTACGTCAATGGCCGCATCTGGTACGCGCTTCCTGATGGGTTTTCATTCCGCGCTACTGACATTGTTTATGGAGATGGAACGCGAGCCAGTGTTCTCAAGGAAACCGAGAACACCTTCCTTAATGAGGGCGGAGACTTCGCGGTTCCGTCTGATTCAGGAGGCATCACGGCAATGGCCGTCCCAGGGAATCCAGATACGTCGCTTGGCCAAGGACCGCTTCTCATTTTCACGCCTCGCTACGTCTTCAGCGTCCAAGCTCCCACAGACCGCGATACTTGGAAGAACCTGAACTATCCGATTCAAGCCATCAGCTTGCTGACGAGTGGCGCGTTGGGTTCTCGTTCGGCCATCACCGTCAATGGCGATGTGTTCTACCGCGCTGTCGATGGCGTTCGCTCGTTCATCATCGCTCGCCGTTCGTTCAACGATTGGGGAAATACACCCATCAGCAACGAAATCCTGAACATCACAGACAACGATCAGACAAACTTGCTGTGGGCCAGCTCTGCCGTCGTGTTCGACAATCGACTGCTGATGACTGGCCAACCTCGGTATAGGGCCGATGGTGTCACGCATCAGGCATTGATGGTTCTCGACTTTGATCTGATTACGTCGATGCGGAAAAAGTTTCCTCCTGCTTGGGCTGGAATCTGGACCGGACTCAACGTGTTGCAGATCGTTAAGACCGAGAACGCTTACGGCGACAGATGCTTTTCAATCGCTCGCGGATCGGACGGTTCAATTCAGATTTGGGAAATCACCAAGTCCAACAAGTTTGATTCAAATCTGTCCGATCCTAAGAAGGAGATTAGGTGGCTGGTTCAGACTCGCGCATACAACTTCGAGCTTCCGTTCGGATTGAAGCGACTTGATTCGGGCGACATCTTCATCGATTCGCTTGAAGGAAATGTCTCGTTCAATGTCGAGTACCGACCAGACCAATATCCCGGATGGCTTGAATGGGCGGATTGGTCCGAGTGCGCGATTGTTGATCAGTGTGTAACCGGATTGTGTCCGCTTACCAACTTTCAGCCGCAATATCGGCCAAAGATGCGGTTGCCGACACCTGCGGATATCCCGTGTAATTCCACGATCAGCACTCCGACTCGGAATCTGTACGAAGTGCAGATGAGTCTGACAATTACAGGCTATTGCCGCATCAAGAGCATTCGAGTTCACGCTTACGACGTTCAGGAATCTGCGGTCGGCGAGTGCCGGACTTTCCAAGGATGCAAGGTTCTTGAAGCCTGCGACATAAACCCACTCTTCTACACATCGGAATAGTATGCCAAATCTAACGCTCATCACGCTTACCGCTCCAAGCCTTCCGGTTGGATATTGTCCGTCCAACTACCAGCAGTTGGCTAACGACATCATTGGTGGCACTCAGGCGACGTTCAACAGTGCGATTGGAAACTCGTTCTTCAACTTTGGTTCGACGACTCCTGCACTGAACAATCAGATTTATCCGTGGCTGGATAACAACGGTTTCTGGTGGGTGTTCAATGGAGGTTATTGGACGCGCCAAAATCCGGTTGCGGCCGGAAGTTCCGAGCGTCGCATTTTTGTTGGAACCACGACGGATGTTCTTTCTTACGACGGCGGCGATGGAACCGCTTATGCTGGTAATCCGTATTCTGGCGCGATGTGGGAGATTGATACGGCTTTTGATGCCCGATTCCCGGTTGGCGTTGGAGCTTTCGCCGGAAGCGGTGCAGTTGCCGTTCAGGGTACGACTACGTCTACCTCTGTTGTTGGCGAGGACAAGCACACGCTGACAGTTCCCGAAACTGCATTCAACGAACACACTCACGGTGTCGCTCAACTGATTGCGCCTGCAAACGACGATTATTACCTCGTTAACAAGTCATGGAGTGGACTCGGATCGTACCCGACGCAAATCCTCCAAGGTGCTGCCGGAAGCGGTGGCGGCGGTGCTGGCCCGAGCATTACGACCGGAGATATCGGAACCACAACCTCCGACAAGACTGGTAATGACAGCCAGAATGCTGTTGGCCACAACAACCTGCCGCCGTTCTACGGTGTTTACTTCATCAAGCGAACTGCCCGAGTCTACTACACCAAATGAAGCTAATCGTTCAGGACATTCGCTCCACAATCGCTCGGGTCATCGGCACATGTGTCGATGATCAGCGCGTTTATGATTACATCAATCAGGCGTGTCGAAGGCTTCTGCATAAGGGGTTGTGGGCTGGCGCGTACGGACGCTTCACGATTCACACCGTAGGTGGCTGCATTACTTGGCCGCGACAGATCGAAACCATCGAGGCTGTAGCTGACTGCTGCGGAGTCGGAACGGTTCGCAATCAATGGTTCGAGTTTCAGGAAACCGGATATGGACTTCTCAACGGCAATCAAGTGTGCGTTGGAAAGCAGCTTATTGATCGTGGCACTGTGGTTTCTTACCGCGACATGTCTGGTGGTCTTAACAGCTATCTTCGAGTCTACCCTGGCGACGCTTCGGATGTCGGCAAGACCATCACCTTGCAAGGTGTCGATCAGAACGGTCAGTGGATTCGAACGCAGTCGGGTGGCGCGTGGATTGACGGAGAAAAGCTGACGCTTGCTTTGCCGTACGTTCAATCGACCAAGAAGTTTACTGAACTGACCGGAGTCATCCGCGAGGCTACGAACACGGTCAGCCGATTGTACGAGTTCGATGCGACGACTGCTCTGGAGACGGATCTGGCAGTTTACGACCCTGATGAAACTTTGCCGCAGTATCGCCGCAGCTACCTAGCTGATCGATGCCGCAACGACGAGGACAAGCCCGTGACGGTGATGGCGAAAATGCGCCACATCAACGCTACAAGCGTCAATGACTACCTTATTCCTCCGTGCGCTGACGCCATCAAACTGATGGTCATGGCTATCCGCAAGGAGGAGAACGATTTGATTCAGGAAGCAGTGGCCTACGAAGCCAAAGCTGTTCAAGCTGTGCAGGAGCAGACGATGCAGTATCTGGGCGACGCTGTCGCGACGATACGCATGGTCGGTGTAGGATTAAATGGCGGTGGATTCTCGCAATGGTTCTGAACCTCAACATCGACTTTGCGCTGGCTGACGCGACTCCGAAAAAACTGGAGTTGCTTCAGGCTGTCTTTGACGCGCATGACATGGCGGCGCGGAACAATCAGAACGCTAGTTCCGGCGCTGCGGTAAACGCTTTCTTTGGAAGCGCCCAGCTTACTAATGGAATCGCTTCAGCAATCCTGACTTTGGGCGATGCTCACGGCCCAATTAGTCCTGCTCGATTCGTTTACGAACGATTCGATGAGCGAGCGTTGAAGTCGGCCATCGAGGCCGGCATGAAGATTCCTGGCTTCGGCAATTCGTTCTTCAAGGATCGGATCGATCCGGCATGGAGCCGTGTGCGTGAGATTATCGCTGCGGACTTTCCTAACGCGAACGCTCGAATCGAACAGCTTCACGGATGGATGAAGGAAGCTGGAAAGGATGTTCATCCGAATGCAGCTCTTTATACCGCAGTAATTTGCAGTGAGCTGGGTATGATTCCTAATTCGGAGTCGGCCATCTTTATCCTCGCGCGTACTGCCGCGTGGACTTCTTTGTGCATAAAAAATGAACGGTAAACTGTTCCAGATTTGCGGCCTTCCTCGATTCGGATCGGCATTCATGTCGGTCCTTTTCTCGTTGGAAGCGGATTGCCTTGGCCTACATGAGCAGGGTGCGACTGATCCGAATTGGAAGCAGTCGATTGAAGAATACCGGACTCGTTACAAGTACGTCGCTGATTGCTCGACTTACGGATATCTTCCAAAGGCAGTCGTGCATGATTCGGTGAAGGTGTACGTCAAAAAGGACGCAGAAGCGTCGGCCAAAGAATGCACTGAGCGATTCGGCTACGAGGTTCACCTTCCTTCGGTTCAAGCACTTCGTGAGTACGCGGATGCATGGGCATCTTTGCATGGCGTGATGACAATCGAAGAGAACGAGCTTTTTAAGG